AAATTAAAACTGACCCAGGAAAAAATGAAGATAAATGGTGGGCTGAATCTTTAAGACTTTCAGGAATGGGAGGTATACTTCCTGAATTAGTAGCTGGAAGATTAACAGGACCAGGTTCTCAAATGCCTTGGTTTATTCCTTTCCCTGCTGCAAGTGTTGCAACAGATGCAGGAGTAATAGCTAAAAATGTTCTTTCAGGTGATACTGATTTAGCTATGAAAAGATTCTCTGAAAAAATTGCACCTATGCCAACATGGAGAAAATGGATTCAAAAATTATTTGGAGGAGCAAAATTTACTAGAACATATCCTTCTCTAGAATTTGAAAAAAAAGAATATAAACCATTAAAATTTTCTAAGGGTGGTAGAGTTAAATTTAATCAAGGAGATGTTGCAACCTCTTCAATAAATTTTTCACAGTTAGAAGGAGTTAATATCTCTAAAGATAAATATATAGATGGTGATGGATTAGCAGATGAAACTGTTTTTACAGAAGAAACAGTAGTTGAACCTCATGTTGAAGAAAAATCTAAATTACCTGAAGAAGAAATTTCTGAAGTTGAAAAATATGTTCCTTTAATAAAAAAATATGAAGGACATGGAGATAAAATTTATGATAGTAAAGGAAATGTTATAGCTTATAAAAATTATAGATTAGGAGATGAAGAACATATTACAAGTGGCTATGGTTTTTATGATAAGTCTAATAAAGAAAATGATTCTGTTACTGTTGAACAAGCTGAAAAAGATTTAAGAAAAAATATTAAAATAAAATTAGAAGGTGCTAAAAAAGGAATTAAAAATTTTAATAACTTATCTGATAATTTAAAAAAACATATAGTGTCATCATGGTATAGAGGTTCATTATCAGGCAGTCCTTTAACAAGAGAGTTAATTAATGCAGGTGAATTTGAAAAAGCTGCTAAAGAATTTTTAAATAATGCTGAATATAAAGCAGCAGTTGAATCAGGTTCAGGGGTAGCAGCTAGAATGGAAGCTGTTGCAGCAGCCCTGAGAAATGAAGCTAATAATACTGTTGACAACTAACGAATTTCTTCCTATAATATAGGAGAAAGGTAATGCTCATTGTGAGGTTACCAAATTTAAATCGCTTAACGAAAGGATTAATATGACACATTACGATTTAATAAACTTTGACCCATTTAAAAACTTCTCTATCGGTTTTGATAGAATGTTTGATTCATTGAATGAGGTCTCTAAAATAAACACTTCAAACTTTCCACCATACAATATCAGAAAGATAAAGGATGGTAAGTATCAGGTAGAGATGGCATTAGCTGGGTTCTCTAAGTCTGACATCAAGTGTGAGTTGCAAGATGGCATACTTACAGTTGAAGCAAAGAAAGAACAAAAGGATAGTGATAACTTGATTCATCAAGGGATTGCTTCTAGAAGTGTGTTAAGGAAGTTTACTCTATCAGAGTATATGAAGGTAGAAGATGCTGATTTTAAAGATGGAATGCTTAAAATCAAACTCTATCAAGACTTACCTGAAGAGAAAAAACCTAAGACAATAAAGATTAAATAGTCTTTACTGTAATGGCGGTAACAACCTGTGAGTTGCTCTGCCGCCATAAAAAAAATTATGATACCATACAATATACTATTTAAACTTGGTTCAAAAGCTGTCGGTACTTTTATGAATAGAAGAAAAGAAAAGTCTGACAGAGCACACGCAATAGCTATGCAAGAAATGGCTACTGGAAATGAAAGAGCAAAAAGAAATGGTTCTTTATTTTTAGATTTAATTCTCGGTGCATTTATATTAGCACCTCTTGGAGTACTAGCTTATGGCTCTTACCTAGGAGATGAAATGATATTACAAAGAACTGAGTTTTATTTTAACAGACTAAAAGAAATTCCTGAAGTCTACCTTTACTTAGTGTTTATAGTAGTAGGTGGAAATTATGGAATCTCAGTTACGAGTTTAATAAAAAATAGAAAAAAATAATACTAACTAAGGAGTACTTATGAAGTGGTGTAAGAAGCTATGGAAAAAGTATTTGGAATGGTTATTCAAAGACTTATATAAATGACAAAGAATAGAATAGATGTGTCGGATAAGACAGCAATTTCCATGCCTATGCGTAACTTGCTTGGAATTATTTCTGCTGTTGCAGTAGGGGTGTATGCTTTTTTTGGTATCCAAGAGACTCTTAATAAACATAGTACAACTTTAGAGTTAATGGAAAAAGATTTAAGTCAGAATACAGAATTTAGAATTAAATATCCTAGAGGTGAGTTAGGACAATCTGCTGGAGAGGCAGAACTTTTCATGCTTGTGGAGCATATGTCAGGACAATTAGAAAAGATGGAAACATCTATGGGAAACATGATGCATAATGAAGTTAATATTAAAAGATTACAAAAAGATGTTGAAAAGATTTTATCTGATGTAGAAAAATTAAAAGATAAAGTAAGAGCAAATGGGAGTTCTCCTAGATGATAGATAAATTAGTACCTCTTCTTATTGGAGTTATGTTAGCTGTATCAGGTTGGGTTCTTACTCAAACATTTTCTTTATCTACCAATCAAGCTGTGCAAGTTGATAAGGTAAATAAATTAGAAAGGCACGTTGAAAAATTACAAACTAAAATGGAAGATATGATGGATAAAGATGAAGAGATTATGGAACAACATAAAAATTTATTTAAAGCTTTAGATAAAGGAAACAATACAACAGGGAGTTATAATTATTAAATGATAGAAACTGTATTCGCATTATTATTAAGTCTTAATGGACAGATGATAGAACACACATATAAAAAATCATTATCCGATTGTTTAAAATCCAAGAGGATAGCTATGAAAGAAGTCAATCCTGAGTCAGTAGTATTCAGTTGCATTAAAACTGAAGCTGAAACTGAAATTTATATGGGTCAAAAAAAGATTTTAAAACTTATTAAAAAATAATAATGCAAAAATGTGAATCGTGCAATTGCAATTGTCATTGTTCTAATAAGGAACACTCTGATTTATATGGAGTATGTCCTTGTAGCAATTGTAAATGTAAAGAAAAAGAAACAATCATTGATGACTCTAACGAATGTTTAAGTTGTCAGTAGGAAGGAGATACAATGGCTAAAAAGAAAAAGAAAAAAGGCAAAAAGAAAAATAAAAAAAATAAAAAGAAAAAGAAATAATTAATTTATGATTAACGACACATTAGTCGCACCATTAAAGGTTGGAAATATAGAGTATGAAGTACAACACTTTAAAAAATTTAAGAAGAAGAAGAATCGTAAGACAACTTCTGGAGAAGCAGGATAGATGGATGAGAAATCTTTCCATCTTCCTATTCCTATGCTTACTTTTATTAGGGTGGTATAGTGGAGATTAGTGAATAAATTATATGCTTACTTCCTTAAAAAAAGAAGAGCAATTAAAAAGAAAAGACGAAAAAAGAAAAAATGAAAATAGCTTTGGTGATAACTATATGTTCTGTAATGGGTTGTCTGCCACCATTATCACATAATGATTGGACTTTTGAAACAGAAGAACAATGTATGTATAAAGGTTATTATCATATAGCTGAGGTTGCTGAAAGATATATGAAGACTATAGGTCTAGAAGAATTTAAAAGACAACAAGCTAGAATGTTTTATAATTGTTTACCTGCTGATAAAGTTTTTGAAAGAGCCGAACCTTCTAAAATAGAAACACCAACTTAAGAATAAAAAGTATCTTTAGCTACCTTCTCAAGGTAGTCATGCAATTCTGCAAAATTAGTTTTACATTCCCTTAACATAGCAGCTATCACTCCTGCATTTTCTTTCTTAAAATGTAGAGGAATCTTATTCATAGGATAAGATTTAAGTTCAGTAATAAACTGTCCTTGATTATTAATAATTAATTTGAAGCCCATCAAGTCAGCTTCTTTTCGCTTGACTCGTTTCTTTCTACTTAGTTTTCGGTTGGGTTGCATTAGCTTTCCTCATTAAATCAACAAAGAAATCATCTTCTTCTTTATCTTTCATTAATTTAGTTAAAGGTTTATCCCCTTCTTTATATATCTCTACACTTTTAACTCGTATAGGATTAGTCATAAATACAGGCAGTCTTGGATTATCTAAACTTTTAACCATAAAAAATCCATCATCTGCAATTCCAAATGTCTGAACATTTTTAATATCAATATCATCAAGACCAACTAAACTTAATCTCATATGATACTTATCAGGTTTTCCTTTTAAAGGTTCTCCCTTTAAAGAAAATAAATTACTTTCTTGTTTCATTTTCGTATGTATTATTTTCTGCTTCTTCTTTACTTATACCTGCATTACGATACTCTTCAGCTTCAGTCATAACACTAATCTTTTCTTTATTAGTATCATCAATAACTAACTTACCAACAACACCAACTTGTCCATCATCATCAGCTAAACTGTCAATGCTAGTTGTATAATGTTCATTAAGTCTTTCATTATTTCTTGTTATTTTTTTCTTAAGATGTTCTTTAAGTTCACCAATTCTAACAAATAATATTTTATCTCTAGTAGGGTTGATACCATATATAGATAAATCATTTAAGCTTGTTATTAATCTTCTAAATCCTGATGCTCTCTTTTCTAATTGTCTTATTGTTGCTTCATCATTACTCATTATAATCCCTTTCCAAAATCATTTCTAGATAATGTATTGCTTTTTGTATATCCTTTTGTTTTCCTTTTTTACTATGTCTACAAATATATTTAATTGCATTACCTTCTGCAAATAATAAATTGTTTTCATTAATAAATTCTGCAGGTTGTATCTTCATACCTTTATAATGATTCCCATCTACCTGCTTATCAAGTGAATCATATCCCATACTTTTAAACATACTTTTGTCAGTCATTAAAATTTAACTGGTCCTTCCTCCATATATTTTTGTCTACGTTTATCTCTCTCAGTTGGTTCTAAACTATTATTCAAATCATCTATAGTCCAATGAGGATTCTTTTTTAATTTTTTAACTATCCATTTATAAGACCAAGGTTGTAATCTTAATGTTGTACCCTGCCAATAATGAGTTTGATTTGGTAAAAATTTAAATACATTCTTTACATTAATTTTCTTTTGTTCATCAGGATTTAATAATCCTTTAAGCCAAGCTACCATAATATGTTTAGCTTTGTTTCTTATTCTACTCATCTCTTTTGTATTCATTTCTCTTCTTCCAATAATTATAAAACCCTTTATCTTTAAAGTAATCATCTATTCTATCAGGTGATACTTGGTCTGTTACTATTACATCATATAAATTTTCGTAATCTCTTTTATCTATTTTCATCTTTTTAATTTAAGTAATTTAAAATTTTTTTCTCTATCAAAATATCTATAAGACATTCTAACTGGTTGAAACTTATAGATGTAATCAAACACAATGGTTTCATCTAATTCCTTACAACTATATACATCCATCTGTACTAAAGCAGGGCTAAATTCATCCCATGAATGTAAAGTAATGTGTGATGTTTCTATAATAGTAACACAAGTTAATCCTCTATTACCTTCCATCTCACAATACTTTGCGTAAGGACCACCTAATATTTTCATATCAATATCTTTAATTAAAGAACGAGTCCACTTCCTCATTACTTTTAAATCTTTAGGTGGGTCTAATACCTCAGCCCTTACTAATAAATGTTTATGCTTTAATACGTTTTCCATATGTTTTTAATTCTTCAGAAAAGTTTTTAGTTATCTCTTCAACATTAGGTTGTCTACTTACTTCAGCTAAGTATACATACTTATTAGAATATTTAAATACTCTTAATCCTTTACCACCATTAGAGTCTTTATAACATTCCCATTTATGTGAACAGAACTGACAACCAATAGGTAAAGATTTATTTCCACCTTTAGTTTCAGATAACTCATAACATTTTTTAGGTGGTGTACTACTCTTTAATGTATCTTGTAAAGTTTGAATTAAAGTTTTAACATTAGGTTTAGCTAACTCATCAGGTTTATAAAAACAAACATCACCACTTGATTTATCCATAACCAAGAAGCCACCTGATTTAGTACCCATACCTGTTTCATATCCTGATAACTGGGCATGATAACCAAAGGGGTCATCACCAACTAAATCTCCATTCTTAAACTTTTTAAAACTAAATGATGAAGCTGACTTAACATCACATACTTCTCCATCTACTGTTGCATCTATATGACCTTTAATATTATCTATCTCAACTTTCTTTTGTTGGTCTGCTATTTTATGTCCAGTTAATTCTGCTAGATATAATAATAAATGTTCTAAGATATGACCATATAAAAATTTAATATTTAAACTAGCATCATAGTCTTTAGTTTTCTTTGGACTAAATCTATCATACCATAATTGTCTAGGTGGTTTACCTAGTACTGACATTCTTAACTTCCCATCTTTTTCTCTGACAGGATTGTTCCATGAATTAAAAGCTTCCTTAATATTATTAAGAAACCTATTCATATTTTCTTCTGTTACCTGTGCAGGTTTCCCATTAGATATATTAGAGACTAATGATTTAATATCAGTCGCTATTGTATCAATGCGTTTCTGCCCAGTTGTTTCCGATTTTATATTCTGCATCTAATGGACACCTTATTTTTAAATCCTTTCCAGCTTGGATGATTGACTGTACTGCCAACTCTCCAAACTCTTTTGTTTTACTTTCTTCAACTTCATATTGAAACTCATCATGTACATTTACTACAGGATAAGCTTTGATTCGTTTCTTTATAACATAATCTTCTAGTAATGTCAACGCATACTTCATAACACACGCACCAGCACCCTGTAATAGGGTATTTAAAGCCGCATGAGGGTGTCTTATGAGGATTTTTCTTTGGTCAAGTCCTCTGAGCCATCTTTTTTTAGCCACTCCATCCACTTTTTCTCGTAAGCTTCTAAGACTTGGTGTATGTCTAAGAAATTTTTCTTTAACTCTTCTTCCATCTGCTTCAGACCTTCCGAGGATACTTCCGATTTTTTTATCCCCTGCTCCATAGATGAATGCGTAAATAAAAGTCTTCGCCTCATCTCTTGACCCCAAACCAGCAGAATTTTTATTTGCTGTGTGTATATCTCCATTAATGATTTCATTTGTGTATTCCTTATCGTTCATGTAATGTGCTAACATCCTCAACTCAAGTCCTGAAGCATCAACACCTACTAATTTATAGCCCTTGTTTACTACCCATAAAGCCCTACAGTCTTTACCATAGGGTGAGTACACAGCAGGAACTTGAGCCATATTGGGCGATTGATGGCTCATCCTTCCAGTTACAGTACCATTGGTAATAACTTTACCATGTACTCTCCCATCTTCTCTAGTTGCTTCAATCCAAGAACTGACTTGAGCAATTCTTTTTTGAAGCATTAGAAACTCTTTAATTAATTCAGCTTCAGGAATATTTTTAATCTCTGATAAAACTTTTTCATCAACTATGATATGTCCTTTATCTGTTTTCTTTTTAGGTTTCCATCCTAACATGATTAATCGTTCTCCGATTTGTTGACGTGAACCTAAATTAAATTCTTTAAATTTTACTTTTGTAAATGGAACTCCCTTTACATATCCTCTTGTTTTATTATTAGACTTAGGAATAAATTCTGTTTCTATTTTTAAAGGAGGAAAGGTTTCTCTAACTTTATCTTGAAGATTATTCATGTCCTCTTTAAATTTAGCTTGAAGCATATGAGCACCAACAACATCAATCATAAATCCTTTTTCATGTTGACGTTGAATAATATGTGCAACATCATGTTCTAATTTAATAGACCTTCCAAAGTCTGTCATCTTTTTAGAAAGGAAGTTGTATAACTTTTCTGTTAAGTCAACATCATTTCTACAATACCTTAACATCTCTTCACTAAAGTAATCAAACTGGTTAAACTCATATTTATTTTTATAAAGTTTTTCTCCCCAGTTTCTTAATGAATGACCACCCTCTAACATTGGATTAAATAATCTTGATAAAATTAATGTATCAGTTACCTTACACTTCTTAAATAAATCATAACCAAAAAATCTATTGAGTACTGGTATATCAAAACCTATAAGGTTATGTCCTATTACTTCATCAGTTTGTTTTATAAACTCTTCAAACCTATGTAGTTTATCTTGTCTGAATTGATAGTAAGTACCTTTATGTTTACAAACAATACACCAAATTTTATCTGCAGTAAGAGTTGTTTCAATATCAAATATTACTTTATCAAAACTCACTTGACTTTACCTCTGCTAATCTTCCAGTATCATTATCATACTTTAAGTCACAACAAGGTCCAGTTATACCTGCAAATCTATTCTTTAATACTCTAACCCTTGTTGTATTTCTAACTTCAGGGTCATCATTTTGTGCATCTCGTTCCAATCCTATCACCATGTCACTTAACTGACCGATACTAGCACTACCTCTTAATTGAGATAGAGAAGTCGCTGCACCTTCTTCATGTCCTTTACCATCAGGTCTTCTTAAATGTGATACAACTACCATAGCTATACCAGTTTCTTGAACAAGAGTTCTTAACCTTGTCATTATTTCATCTAATGCTCTACGTTCATCACCATGCGATTGGTCTGATACTATGATACTAACGTGGTCTATAATAATATATTTACAATCTAAACCTTTAGCTAAATATCTAACTCTTGAAACTATATTATCAATAGAGTTAGAACCAAAATGGTCAAACATAAATACTCTACCAGTACCTACTGTCTTATCAAAATAAGTTTTTAATTCTTCTTTACTTACATGAACATCAGGTAAATGTAATCTTTGATTAGCTTCAATACTCATTATACCTTTAGATGTTATGACAGGAGTTTCTTCTAACATTAATAAACCTACATTATCTTTAGTAGATTTAATTAAATGATGGACCAATTCTCTCATTACTTGAGTCTTACCTAACCCACTACCTGAAGTAAACGTAACCAATTCAGATGGTCTTAACCCATATGTAATTTTATTTAATCCTTCAAAAGGATATTGAACAAAACTTTGTAGTGTTGGTTTACTTATCTCATCAAATAAAACATTAGCATTTATAATTCCATCAGGTGCATACACCTTAGCATTCCAAAATGCTTTTTGATATACTTGTAATTTATTTTTCATCAAGCAATCAGATGCATCTTTAAATTCATTTGGAAGATTCATTATCTTACATTTCCCAGGGCTAAATAATTCAGCTACCTTTAATGCACCTTCACGACCATGCTCGTCATTGTCAAAATTAATTATAACATTATCAAATTGTTCTAACCAATCTAAACTTCCTTTAATATCTTTAACTGCAGAAGTAATTCCATTCTTGATACTAACAACTGGTGTCTCATATCTATCTGTCTTAAACATTTGATATGCTGATAGACAATCTAATTCTCCCTCAGTTATAATTACAAATTTATTTTTTGTAAATAAATGTTCACCAAACAATCCTGAGTTCTTTGTATTACCTTGTATAGTAAACTCTTTTAGTTTTGTAAATCTTGTTTTAGTTGCAATCTTTGCACCTTGCTTATCATGGTAAGGGTAATAATGATTAGTTATATTACCTACACTATCCATTTTAATTGTGACACCATATCTTTTACAAGTTGGTTCACTTAAATTTCTATCTACTATTTCTGCATAGTCAGATGACTTCATATAATCTTTAACTTCGTATTCATGTTTACCATTACCATTTGTTTGTTTTGTTTCCATATCATATTCCTTCATATATTGTTGACATGAAAAACAAAATGCAGAACCATCTGCATTAACAGATACAGCATCAGTACTGTCACATAATGGACAGGGTAAATGATACTTTATAAATCCAGTTTTTGTTTCCATTGTCGCCCTATTAAATTCATTCATAAAAAAAAAGGAGAGCCGACCCTATGACAAGCCGACTCTCCAGTAGGAGTAGAAAATGTAGTCACGCATTATGACTAAATAACCAAGAGGTTTATACTAAAAATCTTCCTTGATGTCAACACCATTAGAAGATTTTTCTACATTAAATCCTTCTTTAGGTGTGAATTCCACTAAGTCCAGTACCTGAACAGCTTGTAAATCTAAACCTTTACCTGTTTTTCCTTTGAAATTCCAGTCGTAAGATTTATACATTACCTTTACTTTACTGCCATTACCGATTATTTTTTCAATAGGTTTCTTTTCAGCATCCACTAATTGTGGTTGTTGGTTCTTATCACCATTTGCTTTTGAAACCTTACGTTTAAATCTGATAATATTTTTTATTACTTTATCATCAGCTTTTGTTTCACCGATAGTAAATCCTTGAGATTTCCAATCCTGTGCTGTTGAATCATCAACTGCTAAATCAATTCTCCACATAGGTTCAAACTTTTCGTTTGGTCGTGTCAGAGAAGCCCAGTAAGCTGTGCCTTCAATTATTGCCATATGTATTTTCCTTTTGTTGTTGTTAATTTATTTTTCATAAAACTCTTTTAGCACTTCAGCACCCCCCTTGTCAACACTTAATGCATCTTTTTTTTCCTTATTTTCGCTAGTGTTTTCAAGGATTTCTGTTATCTTTTCATCTATTACTCTTTTAATTTGCTGTTTCTTTTTTAATTTTGTTTCTAATTCTGAAATTTTTTTACCCATTGTATGAGTATCATCATTAGCATTCTCTAACTGAATTAATAATTGTTTAATCTTACTATCTTTTTCAGATGCTAATTTAATAGCATCATTTTTTTCAGTAGTTAAATCAGCAATCTGATGTTTCAATGCAGTAACTAATTCCTTATCACTCATATATTATTTTCTTTTGTTACGTTTATATTTTCTTTTTTTGTTTTTAGATTTTCTTTTCCTTATTACAGGTGTCTTACTGAAACAATGGATAGCTAATAATATTAAACTAAATCCAAACAATACAATAGACACAGCTAGGAAGAAAGATAGATAACAAAGTTTAAAAACATCTATCTCTATTACAAGTCTTTCATGTTTAGTACTAGCTAGTATAATACTTTCATCAGGTTTAGATATTTTTAATTCTACTGATGGTGCAACACTATCAACAAAAGTTTTCTTAATCTCTTTCGCTTTAACTACATACTCATATGCATGAGTTTTAATATCTTTCTCAGTTACTAAATATGTTGTTAAGTCTACACCACTATATGCTTTTGCATAAACATTATTACTTAATGCTAGACTTGAACTACTTGATAGTAATGTTAGATTACTACATCCACTTAGTAATAATAAACCAACTATTAATCCTAATATTTTTTTCATCTTGAAAATAATCCTGTCTTTAGTTGAGATGCAAAAACATATTGAGATTTGTCTTCTAGTTTTTCATAACAATCAGAACAAATCTTTTTATTTCTGTCGTGAACATACCTTTTCATAGTACCACCATCAGCATTAGTATCACACTTATGGCATACATCTTTAAAGTTTGAACCACCATCCATCATTCCCATATTATTTACCTATCATACTTAATACTATCATAGTTAATGTAAAAAAAATTATATAAAATAAAATTAAATATACTTTTTCTTTCATGTTAATCAAACAATTCATAACACTCTTCACTAAATATTTTTTTAATAGGTATTACTACACACTTAGATGCTCGGTAATCTCCTATCTCTTTAGTATGTGTCTTCTTATATTTTTCTACTATCTTTCTTAACCTTGTCACTCTGAATACTATTATATTATATTCTTTATTTTTTAATTCAAGAATATGAAACCACCATTTAGCTTCAGTCTTTGCAATACCACTTGGCTTACCTCTGAACTCATACTCAATAGCAATATTACCTGACTTTCGCCACCAGCTACGTTCAGTTTTAACTTCTACGTTTCCACCCTTAAGAAGTTCATCAACTCTTTTCTCTCTAACTTGACCATACTTTAAATCAATATCAAACTTAGAGTTCTTATTTAAATCTACCATCTTTAATGAAAACTACAAAGGTAATGGGTCAAAAATTTATTTAAGTTTTTATGCTCAAATAATTTTTTAGTATTAGCTTCTTTTAGTTTGTGAAAAGTTTTTTGTATAAAGGTAGGTTCAAAATCGGAATGCTCACAGACCTCACAGAATGCTTCATCATTTGGATTGAACCAAGCATTAGCATTCTTAACAATTTGTAGTCTGTGTTTACCCCATGCATGTATGTCTACATCAAGGGCATCCATGATGGCTCGGACAATAACACTCCTCCATAGTAATATGTGTGGAGTTATCTTCTTGCCTTCGCCTTGTCCTGTATTCCATAGAGGAATAGTTGTTCCATTACGTATCATATTTCATTTTATTGTCCAAGTATTTTTCTATTAGCTTTGGCTTTTTATTTTTTACAATTTTTAAGTGAAACTGTTTTTTCATCAACATCTGTGCTATTGGATTTCTTAACTTTATCTTTGTATGTTTCTTCATTAATTTCCTCAACAGTATTTCTTTTCCATTTCACTTCTTTGCCAACGATTTTTGAATAAGGCGACCAATTTAATTCTTGTGTTGCTTGTTCTAAAGTAGTACCTGAATTGTAATAGTCTTCAATACACATATCTACATTCACCCAAGATTTTTTCATAAAGAATTTGTTCGCCATTTACTATCCAATAAAATGTTATTTATAATAAGAACTTCTAACCCTATATTCTAGGGCAGTATCTCCTATTATAGAGGGCATCCTAGCTTGTGCCAACGTCTTTAAAAAATAAATTTTATCTAATAAAATCAATGGTTTAGACAATAGTTCTCCTTTTAGTTGTGTTTAATAATTTGAATTGCTCTTGCATAATTAGGTATCCTTTTTATATACCCCTTCCATTCTATATATCCAAGCATATTCCATATGACACTCTTTGATTTGACGTTCATGTGTTGCATCATATCATTAAATGTCGGCATCACTTCGTTATCTTTAAAGTAATTCTGTAAAAATTTAAATAACTTTAATTGTTTTTTAGTCAGCATCTCTTAACCTCTTCTGTGCCTCATCAACTATATCAAACAAGTCAGTTAATTTTTTTTCTTTTCTAACTTTACTAATCATATCTCTTATTCTACTATGATAATCAGTAGGATGATAAGCTGTACCCTTTACTCTTAACTCTCGTTCATACTTAACATCAGCTTTTAAATTTTTAATCTCCTCTTTTAGATTAGCAATTTCTTTTTTATATGCATTCTCTTTAAGAGAAGATAAATAAATATCTTCACCCATTCTTCTCCTCACCATTCCCATAGTGTTTGCTTTGTTCAAACAAGTAGAATTCATTTCTACTTTCATCTTCTTGTCTTCTAATTAAATTTGCATAAGCATCTGCATCTGCTAGTGTAAAGAAAGATTTCTCATGGTAAAATGTACTACTTCCTTTACTTTTATGCATCACCATAAATCTTTTTAGTTTTTGTTCTTCTTCTTTTTTAGTTCCAAACATTTATTTCTCCTTATTTTTTTTGTTATGTCTACCCATGTACCATTCAGATGGTTCGTAATCCCATCTATGCCCTTTATGTCCTCTAAATTTAGCATACCACATACGCAACCTAACTATTATTTTTTTAAATCTTAATGACATATGTTCTTATAGCACATTAAAATCTAATGCACAACTCTTTCTTTTAATATTTTATTATCAATTAAAAAGTGTGCTTGTTTTCCCATCCATCCATGTAATCTCCAAACAATCCCAGTATCTATTAGAAACTGCCATGCGTCTAACTCTTCAGCTATATCCTTACATGGGATGAAACCCTCTGCTCTACCTACTGCTTGATGTATATCATCAACCAAATCTGCTGGTATCTTTATCATCCTATATCTTTTATAGTAATCTAATTCTTCAGGTAAATTAAACTGCTTTTTACCATAGATAGCTTTCTTTATTTTAATTTTTTTCTTCATTTAATTTCCTCTATCATACTTCTTTTTATTTTAAAACCTCCATCATCCCATAGTCCTGTTGTATCTCCTTGTATCCAATCCATATGGTCAACATCAAATGCTTTTTGATAAGCATCATTCTTATTCATAGCTTTTAAATCTATGTGATAAGGTACTGTTTCATACCCCCATACTCTATACTTTTTCATTTCTTATCCTCCTCTTTCCATTTGTTGTATCCCTCTACCCAACTCTCGTTAGGTTTAATCATACCCCAAGAATTTTTAGGAGGATAATCTTTTATTAATTCTATATCTGTATCTGTCACTTTATATTCTTCTTCAATTTCTTTCCATTCTTTATTAACTAAAGCATTCTCACAATTAGCATTCCATTTTTCCCATGCATCATCTTCACTTCTCGCATCAATAAAGTTCTCTACAACTTTCCACCCTGTTAGGTGTTGTGTCATTTTATATCTTGGCATTATTAACCTCCTTATTATTAATTAATACATAACCTAAATCTTCTCCAAGTTCATTAATGTATTCTAAAATATCTTTAACACTTGGTTCATATGTATCAAAGTCTAATTCAATCTTAACTTTATAACTCATTACTAACCTCCTCAATTTTCTTATTAATATACCACTCATGTCTTGCCTGTTTAACTTCAGGTCTTGCGTTATACTCTTTAAAGTATTTCTTTTTCTTTTCTATCACATCAGGTCTTTGATGGTAGAGTTTGTTGTATTCTTTTCTATTCACTTTTCTCTTCCCAACTTTCTATTATTTTTTCATTGGTAGAGTTATCAATATAAATTACCCACTTTCCTATTGTAATATACAAAGAATTTTTTGACCTTATAGATACTTTTATTCCCTTTATTTTTTTCATTCATCCTCCTTAATCTACAATAGGGTCATGCGTTAGCTTACCCATCTGTTCTAACCTAGTCTTTGGCTCATCATTATCTTCTTCTTCTTCTTTAGGTATTCTAAAGAAATACCATTCAGCAATATCATCACCATCATTAATTGTATCATTATATTCATACTGAACAGGGCATTCATTTAACCATAAATCAAATGCCTCTCTATCTGTTTTGTTTGTATAATCTAATACTCGTTTATCACTCATTCATCCTCCTCATTTGTTTCACTTGGCTCATAGTATTTAGAAACTAAATGTGCATTGTTCTCATCCACATCATTCTCTATTGTATCAGCTATGTCTTTATACTTATCCTCATCATAACCAATCTGTGCTATGCGTCTTAAAAATTCTTGTCTTACCATACCACCACTCGCCATGTGTTCACCATCACCCAAGTTTCCATTTGAATAATCATCATAGCATTCATTCATAATTCTTACAACATTAAAAGGTGCATCACCTACATCTTCAAAAGGATATGTTAAATTTTTAAAGTCCATGATACTCCTTAAATAATTTTTTAACAAACTTTTTTAAATTAATGAAAGAATAATCTAAAG